GTCCACCACGATGACGGCACTGGATTCGGGCCTGGTAATTCGAGTGCGTCCTCAATCACTCCCGGGGTGTCGCCAAACATCGTTATTGATGTGACTGGAATAGCATCCGGGCCTCCTGATGCCGTGGTGACGCCCTCTGGTGCGGTGTTTCTCTGTACTACCTATCTTGGGCAGTCAGACCTCTCCTACATGGACAACGGCGACTTCCATGCTTTCAATATCGCCTATTCCACGACGGCTCAGAATTGGGTATTTCACAACACGGTAGCCTCGAGCGGTGGCTATAACTGCCTGCTGTTCTCATTCGCTGGGACCGCTTACGGACCGATCATCACGAGTCAGCCTGCGAGTACGCGGACAGTACCTGGTGGCACTGTAACATTCTCAGTGTCCGCGACAGCCTCGAGCGGGGCTTTGAGCTACCAGTGGTATCGCAACGGGACGCTTATCAGCGGGGCGACGAGCGCGAGTTATACATTCGCGACTAGCTATTCCGCTGATGTGGGAGCTGGCTGGTACTGCATTGTTACGGACAGCAATGGTTCGATTACGACGTTCACAGCGTTCGTGAACTTCATCTATCCGGTACTGGCGAAGAAAGGCTTGCATCCCGCAGACAGAGATGATGGCTCCCAGGACTACAAGAGCGAGTTGACGCTCCTACGCTGGTTCTAGATGGATCTCGATATCCTCAAATGGTTTGACGAGACCTTTGAGTTCTCAGCCGGTGGAAATGTAAGTAAGTCTCTCACCGGACAATCAGCGACTTTCTCTGAAGGGACGATTACAGCCGCATGGAGTGGCAGCGCGACGCTAGGCGCGCAGCTAGCCACTTTCACCGAAGGCTCTTTAGCTCCAAATATCTCCTACCCGCTTGCCGGATTATCGGCGGTATCGACTGAAGGGGCTCTCACCTATTCGGTGAGCTATGCGCTTGTCGGGCGCTCGATTACGAGCACTGAAGGAACGATTCCCTATGGGATCGCTTACGGGATCTCAGGAGAAAGTGCGACCTTCACAGAAGGGACGATCACGGCGACTCTCGGAGGGGATGTCACCCTTACGCTTTCAGGTCAGGCGGCGACTTTCTCTGAAGGATCACTTGCTGCAGAGGCTGATTACAGTCTCGCGGGACAAAGCCTGCTATCGACTGAAGGAACGATAACTGGAGAGATTGACTATGCACTCACTGGTCTAACGGGGACGTTTTCCGAGGGCGTAATCACTCCTCAAGTTGGAGGGGACATCACGCTTACGCTCTCCGGTCTTCAGGCGGTATTCGCTGAAGGCCAGATTGCTATTTCCGGTCAGGATATTATTCAGCCATCAGAGGTTCCTGCAGGTAGGAAACGATTCAGAGATATCTATCGAGTCACGATTGACGAACAGGTTTTCGAGTTTCGATCGCTTGCTGCTGCTATTCAGTTCCTCAACCAGGCCAAGGAAGCCGCTGCTCTATTGGCAGCGAGGAAGGTGGCTGAGGCTAGTGAGAAAGCCGAAATACCTAAGTTCGAGCTTCCAAAGATCAAGATCAGCTCGAGGGACCTGAGACCGTATGTTTCAGCTACGAAGGCTGAGATTTCCAGAACTTACCGGCAAGCTGCTATAGATGCAGAGATCGCTATTTTGCTGGAAGTTCAAGCGAAATCGGAGTACAACGAAGAAGTTATCTGGTTTTTGATGCAGTAATGCCTATGTCTTGCGTTTACCGAGGTGAATGATTCGATGTTCCTTTGGAGTCAGTCGGACAAGATTCTCAGAGGCGTTGTTCAAGCTGTTTCTGTCCTTGTGGTGTACCTCTTCGCCGCTCAGAGCCGAAGTCCGGAGCCTATGCTGGTAACGCCAGCCATCTGAGGATTTTTCAAGGATATAGAAATTGCCGCGTCCGGAATTGTGGATCCTAGTTGAGCCTAGCGGTTTAGCTGCTGGGCGCACTGCATCAAGGACACGTTTTTTCTTTTCTAGAACCTTGGGGTCTAGTGCCTTGAATGAACATTTTTCGCATCGAGGCGCGTAATGGTAAGACTTTCTATCGGCTCGACGCCTCCCAAATATTTTAGTGCCGCACCAAGGGCATAGCTTGAAAAGTAGCCTGCGCATATGCCGAGTATATCAGGAGAGCCTAAGTGCCTCCAAGTAAGTCCGGTCGCCAGCACAGGCTAATGGCTTTGGTGGCGACTAATCCTAAGGCTGCCAAACGGCTCGGAATTCCCCAAAGCGTAGGAAGAGAATTCATTGAGGCAGACGTGGGCAAGCATTTTGGCACCCACAAAGGAGCTAAACGCCGTGGCCGCTAAGTGGATCCAGAAGGCTGTATCGAAAAATCCTGGGGCCTTACACCGGCAACTAGGGGTTCCTCAGGGCCAGAAGATTCCCGCCAAGAAGCTCGCAGCCGCAGCCAAGAAAGGTGGGGTAGAGGGGAGGCGGGCAAGGCTTGCAGAAACTCTCTCCAAGATGACTCACCATCACATCATGGGTAAGTCCAAATGACATCGAAATACATTGAGAATTCAAAGGATCCAGAGTTATCGCCGATGGTGGAATCACATATCATGGGTGGAACGTCCCCAAGTGCAGGAATCCTGTCTCAATCCGAGCCAAAAGGCGGAACACCGGACTGGAACTCAAAAACCGTAAGCGCCAAGGAGTCATTTGCTGGAGAGGACGGTTTACAGAACCTGGTGAACAACCAGAAGCTAGGTCCGAGCATCTTCAATGCTCCAGGCCAGAAGATTACAAGAGATACAGGGGTCAACTACAAGCCAGCAATCAATGCAGGGAATAGACTCACTGAAGACCCATTCCAGCTCGCTGACGGATTCCCAGGGAACTGATGTTCCACGTGGAACTGTTTCACAGGGAAATCAAAGAAATAGGATTTAAGTTAACGTGGCTGCACCCTTTGGCAATCAGAATGGATTGAAAGGCCGTATCTGGGCAGAAGCGTTACGCAGAGCGATCTCCAGGAAGGCTAATGGAGATCTGAATCACGGCCTCGATAGCCTCGCAGACAAGCTAGTTCAGTCGGCCCTCGATGGAGAGCAATGGGCGATCCTCGAGTTAGGCAATCGTCTGGACGGTAAGCCAGCCCAAGCAGTATCGATAGAGGATCCTGATGGGCAGCCTATAGGGCTTGCTGTGGTCTATGGACGTACAGAAGATCGAGTTTCCACCGAAGCTCCAAACACTCTTTCGTCCTAGCCGTTACAAGGTTTTATGGGGTGGAAGGGGAGCAGCGAAAAGCTGGGGGATAGCTCGAGCACTGCTTGTAAAGGCCGCTGAGAAGCCTTTAAGAGTCCTCTGTGCGAGAGAAGTCCAGAAGACGATCACCGATAGTGTCTATAAGCTCCTGGTCGATCAGATCACCGTAATGGGCTTACAGAACTTCTTCCGGGTCACAGAAGCACAGATTCGGGGGATTAACGGCTCAGAGTTCTTCTTTGCCGGCATCCGTGGGCAATCAGTCGTTAATCTCAAGTCCTATGAGGGTGTGGACATCTGCTGGGTTGAGGAAGCTCAGGTAGTCACTAAGCGCTCTTGGGACGTATTAATCCCGACTATCCGGAAAGAGTCGTCTGAAATCTGGATCAGCTTCAATCCAGACCTCGATACGGATGAGACTTACGTAAGATTCGTCCAGAGTCCCCCGAAAGACTCCCAAGTAACGTTTATGTCCTGGCGGGACAACCCGTGGTTTCCCGAGGTTCTAAAGCGGGAAAAGGACTATCTCCAGTCGAGGGACGAACTCTCCTACCGGAATGTATGGGAGGGTGAGTGTAGAGCCGCAGTAGATGGTGCTATCTACTCCCAGGAAGTGGCTAAGCTGACCGTAGATGGGAGATTCAGGCCAGTTCCGTATGATCCGATGCTTTCAGTGCATACGGTCTGGGATCTCGGGTGGAACGACAAGATGTCGATAGGACTTGTCCAGCGGATGGGCTCCGAGGTCCGGATCATCGACTACATCGAAGATTCCCACCTCACCCTGGCGGACTACATAGAAACCCTCGAGCAGAACACTTACCGGTGGGGATACGACTATCTCCCACATGACGGAAAAGCCAAGGATTTCAGAACAGGGAAATCGGCTGAGGAGATCCTGATCCGGTTAGGCCGAAAGGTCGTCATAGTCCCGAAGCTCGATATCGAGGTGGGCATCAAGACCACTAGATTGGTTTTCCCCAGGCTCTATATCGACTCGGACAAGGCTGGACGGCTGATGGACTGCCTGAAACGGTATAGGCGGATCATCCCCACCACGACGAACGAGCCCTCGACCCCCTTGCATGACGAGTACAGCCATGCAGCGGACATGCTGAGGTATCTCTCTACAGTGATCGACACGATGCCTAACGACATCACGTTCAGGAAGCCTTTGGTCTACCCGAAGAGGGCCTACGCATGAGTTTCACGCTGATGAGGGTTTTGAACGAGATGAAGGCCGAGACTGAGTCTCTGAAAGAGCGGGTAAAGCTCCTGGAAGCGAGGCTCGTGGCCTCAACTGACCGCATTGTGAAGCGCGGACCCGGCAGGCCACGCAAGATTGTTGCGTCTGTTGCCGAGAAAATAGAAACAGAGTTGCGCCCATGACCTATACCGCGCGGTTGGGGCCTTTTGTTCCTTGTATCGGGGACTTCGACACCCTGGCTAACCTTCAGGCTACTTGGCCTGGGAACGCCCAGAACAAGGGGATGTGTGCCTTTTGCGAGGACTCAGGCTGGATGTGGTCGGACGGAACGAGCTGGAAATGTATGGCAGTGGGAGGGGTCGGATCTTCGCAGTTCGTCACTTCTGGAGGGTCAGCCACAGTCTCTAGTGGAGTCGATACGGTCATCCTGAACGGGGTGAACACGACTTTCGCACTCACTTTCCCTGTCCCACTAGGGGAGAGTCAGCTCCTCATGGTCAATGCCGCAGCGGCGGTTAGTGTGGCGTTCTCGGGGGTGGCGACAGCACCGGCAACGACGATAAAGACCGTCCCCAGCACCTTGGCGGCAGGTGTAGGAGTGGCCTGGATCTACCATGTCGCTGATACCAGTTGGTATCGGCTCTACTGATGGAATCCTCCGTTTCATCCCCTGGTTTCGATCAGTCAGGCCGGCCCTTTTCGGGGGCCAAGCCGATGACTGAGACCGAGCTCATCGCTGCGATTGACGACGCAGATAACAGAGCGTACGGATCAAACCTAAGTAATCTCACTGCCGCTCTATCCGCAGAGCGGGCTTTAAACATCGATCTGTATCTAGGCAAGAACGTTGATCCCGCTCCAGAGGGTCAATCGAACGTCATAGACCGTACGATATTTGAGACAGTCCAATGGATTCTTCCCTCACTCTGCCGGATCTTTGCCAACGGGGATGATGTGGTTTCAGTTGTCCCGATGAGCGAGCAGGACATCGAACAAGCGAAGCAGGAATCCGCATACCTCAACTGGCTGATCAATAACAAGCATCCGTGGTTTGACCTGTTCCTTGAGTGGGCGACAGACGCCCTGCTCACGAAGAATGCT